TTACAGGGGGCTAGTGGTAATACTGCTGACCTCCTCTTTTTTTAGGAGATGTTATGGCAACTGAAGTGGATATTTGCAACCTTGCCCTAGCTCACTTGGGTGATGATGCAACAATCGCTACGCTATCCCCACCAGAAGGATCAGCGCAAGCAGAAAAAGCTGCACGTTTTTATCCGATAGCAAGAAACACATTGCTAGAAATGCACACATGGAATTTTGCATCAAAACGTGGCACGTTAGCATTAACAACAAATACGTTAGACCAATGGGATTATGCATATGCAGCACCTGCTGACATGATGTCACCTGTAGCAATAATATCCCCGACAGCACAAAACGATTACGCTACAAGAATGTCTGCTGGTGATACTCCGGGCGGTATAACATCTAACTATGCGCCAACAATAGTAGCTGGCCAATATACACCACAACAATTTGCAGTAGAAGGAGCATTTATTTATACAAACCAAGAAAATGCAATGTTAAGATATCAGGCATTTATTACTGACGCATCATTATTTTCTCCTTTGTTTGTTGTTACGTTGTCATGGCATTTAGCGTCAATGCTTGCAGGGCCAGTAATAAAAGGTGATCAAGGTATGGCAGAAGCAAAACGTTCTACACAAATGATGATGGGATATTTAGCAAGTGCAAAACAAGCAGACAATTTACATCGAGATATAACAATAGAACATATTGTGCCTTGGACATCTGGGAGGTAATCAATGCCAGTTACACGCACGTTTCTTAGATCATTTTCTGGAGGTGAAATATCACCAGAAATGTTTGGTCGTATTGATGATGCTAAGTTTCAACAAGGCGCAGCAACGATGCGTAATTTTATTGCAAAACCACAAGGGCCAGCAGAAAACAGAGCAGGGTTTAAATATGTAAATGAAGTAAAAGATAGCACAAAGGCAGTAAGATTATTATCTTTTACATTTTCTACAACCCAAACAATGGTTATAGAAATGGGTAATATATATTTTAGATTTCATACTCAAGGAGAAACATTATTGTATTTAGATGGTGCTGCATGGAACAGTGGCACTAATTATGCAATAGGAGATATAGCAAAATATAGCGGTACAAACTATTACGCAAGAACTGCAAATTCCAATATAAATCCTGTTACTCACGGCAATGCAACTACGCATTGGTATGCAATGCCAACAAATCCCAACATATACGAAATACCATCACCATATTTAGAAGCAGAATTGTTTGATGTGCATTATGTACAATCTGCTGACGTTATGACTTTAGTGCATCCTAACCATGCACCAAAAGAATTAAGAAGATTAGGTGCTACAAAATGGGAACTTAAAACAATAAATTTTGCTAGTCCATTAGCAGCACCAACAGGAGTTTCTGTTGCTAGATATATACCTTCATCATCTAGTACAGATACAGATACTTACGAAAATCATACATATGTAGTAACAGCAGTTGCAGCAAATCTTTTAGATGAAAGCTCACAATCTAGTGCTGCATCACAAACTAATAATATTTTTGTAACAGGAGCAAAAAATACTATTACATGGAACGCTGTTACAGGTGCAACAAAATACAGAGTCTATAAAGAACAAGCTGGTATTTACGGATTTGTTGGAGAAGTTGCGACAACTACGTTAGTTGATAACAACATTGCACCTGATTTTTCTAAAACTCCACCCATATACGAAAACGAATTTGCATCTACTAACAACTTTCCCGGTGCAGTTTCTTATTTTGAACAACGAAGAGTTTTTGCTGGAACAAATAATGATCCACAAACTATTTTAATGACTAAATCAGGAACAGAAAGTAATTTATCTTTTGGTTTGCCAACAGTAGATGATGATCGAATTAAGTTTAAAGTTGCTGCTCGTGAAGCAAATACAATACGACATATTGTTCCGTTAACACAATTATTATTACTTACAGGATCAGCAGAATGGAGAGTGTCATCAATTAACAGTGATGCTTTAACTCCTACTTCTATATCAGTAAAACCACAATCATATGTTGGTGCTAATAATGCACAACCAGTAATTGTTAATAACAGTATGGTATATGCTGCTGCTCGTGGTGGTCACGTTAGAGAGTTAGGTTATAACTGGCAAGCTAATGGTTTTATTACAGGTGATTTGTCATTGCGTGCGCCACATATGTTTGATAATTTACAAATTACAGATATGGCATTAGCTAAAGCTCCTATTCCTATCGTTTGGTTTATAAGTAGTAACGGACAATTATTAGGTTTTACATATGTACCAGAGCAAACTATTGGTGCATGGCATAGACACGACACAGACGGTACTTTTGAAAGTGTTGCTACTGTATCAGAAGGCAATGACGATTCTTTGTATTGCGTAATAAAAAGAACTATTAATGGTGCTTCTAAAAAATATATAGAACGTATGAATACAAGATTATACGAAAAAGATCGTGATGCATTTTTTGTTGATGCAGGTTCTACATATGACGGTACAAATACAGACGCTAGTCGTAATGTTACAATTTCTGGCGGTACAAATTATACAAGAGGAGAAAGCGTAACTATAACAGCAAATTATAATTTATTTAATGCACCACCCAGTGTTGACGATGTAGGTGATGCAATTGTTTTAGTTAGTGGTACAAATTATTATCGTTGCAATATTACTGCTACAACGAGTGCAACTGTAGCAACAGTAAAATTAGATGTAGACTTACCAGCAAATTTGCGTAATACTGCTATTACTTCATTTGAAGTTGCAAGAAATGTTATATCTGGACTAAATCATCTTGAAGGTAAAACCGTTAGTATTTTGGCTGATGGTGCTGTACATCCACAAAAAGTTGTATCTGGTGCGCCTAATTATAAAATTACTTTAGATCGTGCATCTAGCGTTGTACATATAGGTTTAGAATATCAAAGTGATTTACAAACTATGCCATTAGCATTGCAAACAGAAGCTTTTGGTCAAGGCCGTGTTAAAAATATAAATCATGTATGGTTGCGTGTATTAGAAAGTTCTGGAATTTTTGCAGGGCCAAGTGCAGATAAATTAGTAGAAGCAAAACAACGTACAACAGAACCTTATGGTTCTCCACCACGATTAAAAACTGAAGATATAAAAATAATGTTAACTCCTACATGGCAAGATAATGGTCAAATATTTGTACGACAAACTGATCCATTACCGTTAACAGTTGTAGGTTTAACAATAGAAGTAGCAATTGGTGGATAGTGTGACCGTAAAGCGATAAACTTTGTGTATATTAAGAAAAAGAACGTGGTGTTGAGCTTATGGCAACCCCTGCATGGGTAGGTAAAGTAGGAGATTTTGGCACTGTTATGTCTGCTGGTAGTTTTATACCCGGCATGGTTGGTGGATATTTTGAATCTAAATTTAAACAAAATGAATTAAAAAGTCAGGCGTTAGAATTTGAGCATCAGCAATATATGCAAAAAATAAATGCTAAGTCAATAGAAAGTCAGGCGCAACATATAGCAAGACAATACAACAAGCAAATGCTTGTAAAATCTTTATCGCAAAGAATATCTAAAGGACAGAGAAGAGCATCTATGGCAGCAAGAGGTGGTGTTGCTGGTGTGGGAAGTAACAGAGATGCAATGTTAAGTCAGGAAATTTTAGACGAAATAGATAGGCTAACTATAAATGTAAACAAAGTTAAAGCTGTAGGTAATATGAGACTGCAAGGAGTGCAAGCTAATATTCAAGCAGATATGTTAGGAGTTTCAGCAGGTAATATGTTTGCTAACGCTAGCGCTGTTAGTCCATTTTTAAATATGAGCAGTTCGTTGTTAACTGGTTCTGGTAATGCTGCATTGGCATTTGCAAAAAGTAGAGGATACAAAATAGGTAATTAGTTATGCAAGTACCATCAGTTCAATTAGAAACTAATGCACCACCAATGTTACGAGGTGGCAGTGTACAACAGATGCAAGATGTTGTTACTGATGACATAAAAGAATTAGGTGCAGCACAAAAACAAATAGGTGATCTTGCAATTAAATTACAGGAAGAAAGAGATGATGCAGTATATACACAAAAACACAATGAATATATAACTAAAGTAAATGAAGCAAAATTAAAATATGCATCTTTAGAGGGTATAAATGCAGTAAAACAAGTTGGTGTAGATCCAGATACAGATGAACCTATTACTGTATTAGATCAACAAAAAGCAGAATTATCTCAAATGTTAGAAGAGTTTGAAGGCACGTTAGAAAACGATAGACAAAAATTTATGTTTAAAACGGCAGCAGCTAGTACGTTAAATTCTGCTTCTGTTGCAATGACAAAGCATTCAATAAAAGAAGAACAAAAATATGCTGATGCTGAATTTTTAAACGCTATAGATTTAGCAGCAGATACTACTGGGCAAAATTATGAAGATTGGCATGACTTAACAGGTGAGTTTTCAAAACATGGGCAAGTTGCAATTTTATTGGCAAACAGATATGCATATAAAAAAGGTTGGCCAACAGAGTCGTCACAAAGAGCAGCTTTATTACAAAAAGTTGCAACCAAAATACATCAATCTACGTTAAATCAAATGATTGCTGCAAAAGATTTTGATGATGCAAAATTATATTTAGAAAAAGCTACAAAAGAAGGAACAGTAAGTGCTACTTTGTTTAATACATATTCTCAAAAAATAAATACTGGTTATAACAAACAAAATGGAGAAAGAAAAGCAAATGCAATTTTTACTAACCGTGGCAATACAAATAGTGGTGATTTTGTAGATAGAGCAAATAAATTATTTGAGTTAGATAGTTTTAATACAATTAATGATGGAACTGGTAAAACTGTAAATTATGGTTTTAGACCTGATGAAGTTGATACAAGTAATTTATCTGAAACAGATGCAAAAGAATTATTAGAACAAATACAAAATAGTTCTAAATTTTATAACCCTGAGTCAAGTTTACGTTTACCTGCACAACACGCAACAACACATTTATTTATAGCAAAACATCTTGGTGTTAATAAAGCAGATGCATTTTTTTCTAAAGCAAAAAAAGAATTAGTTTTAGCTGGTATAGATTTAGATCGTGTCAAAAATGATCCTACATATGCCAGAGAATTTAATGAAAAAATTATAGATAAAGTTATTGGCTACACAAACGAAGAAGCAATAAAAAAATTTGGTAAAGATGACAGTTCGTATGTAGACATTATTGCAAATGATTTACAAATATTAAAAGCAGATATTGATTATGAATACAATCCAGCAGACGGTATTACATATGTAACTGACGAAAAAACAGGAATGCCCTTATTGGCTGATTTAAAGAAAAAATTAAAAAACACTATAAAAAATGAAGATCAACTTGAATATGCATTAGCTGAACTAGAAAGAAATTACAAAGCAGAAAAAGCAGATAAAGAAGAAATCTATGACGCTAATTTAGAAACGGCAAAAGAAATTGCATATTCTGGTAAAGATGCATGGACTCAGTTAGCAGACAACGGTATTGATATAGAAGATTTTACAAGAGAAGATCAACAAATTTTAAAAAATGGTCACCCAGAAGAGTCTGATACAAACACATACGCATATCTTTTATCTAATCCTACAGAAACATTGCCAGAAAATTTAGGTAAATACAGAGGATCATTATCTAAATCAGATTATAGAAAACTTTTAGCAGAAGGTGAAACTTTAAAAAGTGGTGGTAAAGCAAAAATTATAGAAGCAACTGGTAATTCAAATATGTTTGATGCTAGTTTAATTAGATTTGGTTATACAGATATAGTCAACAAAGTAACAGATGATCCTAAAGCAAAAGATCAATATAATTTTAGATTTGATTACAAACAAATTAATGATGCTTGGTTAAACAGAATAGATACAGAGCAAACAAATAAAGGCAGAAAATTAACTAGACCAGAAAAACAAGCACTTCTTGATGAAATATTGGCAGATGGTGTTATTACAAAAAGATGGGGATTCTTTAGAAAATCTGATATTACTATACCTACAGTTGCATTAGAAGCAGACCAGTTTGAAGATGCGTTTGTGTTTGTTGGTAGTGACAAAGTTTACGTTAAACGATTACCAGCCGAAGTTAGAAAATATTTTATAGCAGGTTATGAAGCAGCAGGTATACCGTATACAGAACAAATGATTGCAAACGAATATGTATTGCATGGCAAAAAGAAATCTAAAAAAGAAATAATTAAATTTAAGGAGGAAAATAATTTATGAGCGACAACCCTTTTTTAGATACTTTAAAAAAAAGACAGGAATTAGCACCTAGTCAAAAC